CCAAGAGACTTAGGACGCTCCTTATCCCAAACTTCTTTCATGATCAGTCCTTCATGTTCTTAATACGCGCACTCAAGGCAGCGGCTTTCTTCTTAGCATCAGCGGTTGAGGTGGCTCCCCAAGCCCTTAATGCAAGAAGTTTCCGAGTCGGGCGACCTTTCTCATCACGGTCTGGACCTTTGACACCAGCCATTCTAGCCAAGAAACTAGCTTTGCGGCCAAGAGCCTCGCGTGATTTAGGAGCGCCTTTGACAGGAGCCTTGAGATTAGAACCTTCAGTGCGCTTAAAGAAAGCTCGACCAGCGGCATTGAGTCCACCTTTCGGGTTCTGATACTTCTTAGCGACCATTAGAGACCACTGAGTTTTGTCGGGAGACCAGTTTCAGGAGCAATGCGCTCTGGCGAAAGCAACTGACGATAGCCGCCACGGGTTCGGGCACGGATAGATGCAGCAAGCGCACGACCCTGCTCGGCTTCCTGAGCGCTCAAACGCTCTTCTTGCTTCTGCTGAATTTCCATCTGACGTTGCTGGGCAGCCGATGCACCACTGTCACCGCCGCCGCCGAGTCCGAGAGCTTGTGCTATGAATCCCATGATTCAACCTCTTAAAAATATGAGCATCACACCCGTCTGGGGCATAGGCTTCTAGGAACGCCTCATGGCTGAATCCTATCAGTTCTGCCCATCGCAGGGCATAAGGATTATCATTTCTGACGGTTATCTGCAAACGACGCACATTACCAAGCCTAGATATGTGTTCGATCATCCGGCGGCTGCATCTGGTAAAGGTAACGATATTCTCGTTGGCAAAGTTCTTGTCCTTAAAGACCGTCACTTCCCAATTACCCGGCCAGAGATTGTATAGCAGATAGGCCGCTACTGGTTTTCCGTCTATTAGGACAGAAAAGGCATAAAAATTGTTAGCATACGCGACAACTATGTCATCGAAATTGTCATAAGCCGCGACCGTTCTTTGGTCTAAATCAGACAATTCCATGTCATGAATGTGTTTCACATGGAACTCTGTCGGTATCCATGTCATTGGGAACTGTGCTGATCCGATAATCTTCTGATCCGGCATCATGCGAATACGTCGAAGTCCGTGTTTGCGGTTGTGGTTGCGAAGGGTTTACCGCCGATATGGTGGCCACGGGTCAGTGTCCTAAACTCACCGCCGCCAAGCATAAGATACCCAAAAGCGTCCCCGATATGAGAATGTTCATTCTTGTTTGGCGCGTCACGGAATCTATCTGTGCCTCCACCGACTCCAATTCTTTTAAAATGATACCCCCCTGCAAGGCTTTTTCTAAGCCTTTGGCATCCTGAGTCGAGGATAAGTCCGGGTTTTCCATCTATGAGCCTCTGCATTGGCAATGCCCCAGCTTCACGGCGAACCATAAAGTCGTTTGACGCAGTTGGCTGGGCATTTAGACCGAGGGTTTTCAGATAATCAAAGGCTGTTACTTCGAAAATACCATCACGCGCCACACCAGCCGGGTCGCCCCAGATAAAGATTTGGGCTTTCGGGAAGTGCGTCATGACATCGTGCATCAGGATTTGCCCGAATCTTTCGAGGCCCATCGAGAACGAGACGATTTCGTGAAGGATATGCCAGCGGCCATTACGCATCTTCTGGCCGAAGACAGCTGCCGGAGTCAGTCCAAAGTCTAATCCAATTTGTAGCGGGACTGCTGGGTCATAATCGAGCTTATCAACGACCATAAGGGAGTCTGTGTATTCGGGCCAGACGGCCTTTCCTTCTTGAACATAGACATATTGGCCACCGACATAGCATTTGATCCAATCGAGGTTCTTGCCACCGAGTTGTTGCTCGTAATAACCGGGAGGAAGGTTATTCAAGTTCTCGGCTGTATCATTTAAGGTCCAGTGCTTCCCGGCGGCTGGTATTGCACCGGGATGATCGGCTGGCACTTCGACCATTCCGGGTGGTTGCTTGAAGAATTTCCACTCGTATTTACCACGAATCGGCTCTTTTTCGGACAATCTATACCACCAATGGTCGGTGTCCATCGGGTTCGTATCAGCCCAAATACCACGCCATGTGGGACCACCGTGGAGTTTAGTCGGAAAACGACCAACGCGGTGTGTTAGGCCCTGAATAACAGCCAGCGGGAGTTCCCGTGCTTCGTTGACCCAAGCACCAGTGAGTTCGAGAGACAGGAGTTTACGGACATCCTTTGGCTGATCGAGGGCTAAAAATATAACTTCGCAGTCAACTCCGGGGATTCCATCCCGACCCGGCAGCTTCAGATGGTGTGTAATCGGAGGGGACCAGCGCATTGGCCCCCAAACATCCTCTGGAAACAGGTTTTGCCAAGTCTTGATCGTAGTGGTTCGCAACTCAGGATACGAGTTACGGACGATGACGAACCGCGTATAGCGCGTATTATCGACCGGAGACGGCCTTTGCTGGACGGCTTTCAGGAATATCTCGGCAGCACAGGCATAGCTTTTACCACTACCGACAGGGCCGAGGAGCCCACGGAAGAAGGCATCGTTATTCAGGAACTTCCAAGTGGTCGGGGCTTGCGAGAAGTCGAGGTCTAGGCCAGCGGCGGCGAAAGACTCTGCGGCTTCATTCCGGGACTTCTTCTTCGGCGCTTTCATGCTTGATCTCATAGGTTGTTGTGGCTTGCGGTCCACGGATATTGATACCGAGGATAGACGGTCGTTGCTCGTCCGACCCGATTTCTAATAGGCCGTGATGTTTACTGAGAAGGCGAAGAGCAGACAATTTGTCGTGCATTTCGACTTCGATAGCATTACCATCCTTGGTCGGTGTGACTTTAACCTTCTTGATCGACTTCTGGACGTGCAAAGGCAAGTCGTAGGAGTTCTTTACCATCACATTACCAGTGGAGTCCCAAGACAGGACATCCGTAATGGCTGCCGATCCAATGGCCTCAATCTCATTCAGAACAGCTTCCCGCTTGTCTTCTGAACCAGTGGAGACCGATTTCCTCATTATCCTAACTCTACCCATGAAGTCTCCTGTGGAGCACGTCTGAAACTACCTTGACAGATATTGACTTAGACACCGCGAACCCCCTTAGTTATCCCCGTGAGGGGATACATCGTAACTTAGCTTAAACACGTTCTCCGAAAATTGAAAAAAAATTGAGCGGCCTACCCCGCAGTAGAGGCCGACCCCGGGGGGAGGGATAGTGCCCTTCACGCAAAGCACCCTCGTTGTATGAGCACCGCAAGTGACGGTGGTAACGATCCAAAGCGCGATAGATGTGAGCGAAAAGCAAGCGCGATTTGTTCGGTTGTTACGTCTTTTTCCGATAGCGTTGTGAGCGATTGAGGATCGATGGTTATCTGACAACCGTATGTGTTAGCCATTGACCTTATACCCCTTTCAATCCCCTTTGCCTTTTCCGTCTGTTCATCCGGTTCTTCTGCCTTAGCGATCAGTAGCTTAGTCTCACTTTGAGCATAAGTTTCAAACGTATCTGTCGCGTATGGTATCGACGCTATTAGGTCTTCATCCGTTGGAAGCGGATCGTCTGCCTTGAACATTACCTGATAGCGATTAGTTAGCCATTTGGAGGTTTGCGAGGGAAAGCGCTTTTGTTGTAGTTTCCTGATTAACCCGTGAATTGTGAGCCTTTTGAGAGCATTGAGGATGCTCGATCTACTTAGGCCAGTGTATGCTCTTATGGTCTCAATCGTTGGAAATGAGACACCGGAACGGCTGACAAACAGGCCAAGGGTGCCAAGAACCAAGAGATCATACGGTGCGACGTTCGGGTCACTTAGTGCCCTCGCCGGAATGATTGCGTATCTCTTATTTGACGGGCGGCCCCTATGATTTTCACCGTCCACTATTCGGGAAATATACTTTACCCCGTTTGCGTTACGCCGTTTCTTTAGCAATTTCAAAGCCTTATAATATTCTAATCTTTTTTTTAATAACCCTATTGACTAATCCAATCAATCTTGACATTCTGTCAGCGTCACCAATGCACAAAGGATTGCACAAATGACCATCACAGTCTCAATCAAGAATGTTTACGGCAACGAAACGATTTACCCCGTTTGCGGCACGGCCAAGAAGTTCGCTAACCTCACTGGCACGAAAACGCTGACACGCTACGCAATCGAACAGATCAAAGCTCTCGGCTACACCGTTCAAGTTGAGCAGGTGAAGCTATGAGCAAGCTCGAATTTATCCTCGAATTGATCGCTTTTCCTGTATTCATGGCCGGAATTGCTTTCTTTTTCCTCACAATTCATCTCTTTTACAACTGATAGGTGCACAAATGTCTAACATTCAAGAGACCATCACTAACAAGATCGTGGCCGCAATCGAAGCCGGAGCAGGGGAATTTCAGATGCCTTGGCATCGTTCCGGTGTATGCTCGGCATTGCCTCACAATCCGATCTCAAAGAATACCTATTCAGGAGCCAACGTTCTAAATTTATGGATTGAGCAACGTGACCGTGGTTATTCATCGAATGAATGGGCAACTTTCAAGCATTGGCAATCCGTAGGGGCCACGGTTCGGAAGGGTGAGAAATCGGTTCATTGCGCCTATTTCTCACAAGGCATTAAGACAAAACAGAATGAGCAAGGGGAAGATGAAACAAAGGCTTTTCTGTTTGCCAAGCCCTTTTTCCTTTTCAATGCCGATCAAGTTGACGGATACAAAGCCAACGGTGAACCGGAAACGATACCCGAGAACCTAGTTCAACGGATCGAGAACGCCGATCAAGCGATTAAGGCAACGGGGGCCGAGATCATTGAAGGGGGCTCACGGGCTTTTTATAGACCCTCAACCGATGCAATCTATATGCCTGATCAATGGCGCTTCAAACAGACACCAGAGCACGATCCAACACAAGCCTACTACTCAACGCTCTTGCATGAACTCACCCACTGGTCAGGGGCCGAGGCACGTTTGAACCGGACTAAGGGCAAGCGATTCGGAGATGATGCCTATGCCTTTGAGGAATTGGTGGCCGAGCTTGGAGCCGCGTTCCTTTGTTCCTCGCTAGGCATTGAGAATGAACCACGGATAGACCATGCTCAATACATTGACGGCTGGTTGCGGGTTCTTAATGGCAATAAAAACGCCATCTTCTCAGCCGCAAGCCTAGCGACAAAGGCTATGCAATACATTCTGAAAGCGGAAACCCAGCCGGAAGCGTTGGCCGCATAATTGAAAGGATATAGAAACGAATTAGGGGGCCGATAAAGCCCCCTTTTTCTTTTATAGGAAATCATCCATCGGAAATTAGGCTTGCCAATGGCGGCCCGTTTCTATTGATTTAAAACGGTATCGCGTCATTTAGATCATGTGCGGATGAATAACCATCAGCTTGAACCCTTGGTGAGCTACCACGTGCCACGGTTTTTGCGATGCCTTGGTTGTCGGGGTTCTCGTATTGACGGGCGGAGAGGCTATAGAACGTCCGTCCATCTTCCTCGCGTTGCCACCCACCAATGTCAAACTTCACCCCATCAATCCAAATATAGCCCTTGAGATCGGGATGCTTGTCTTCTTTCTTGGTGGGGTTTTTCCAAATCTTGCCCATGTTTTTTTGAGTCGTCATTGCATTTGATCCTTTCAAATTGTGCAATCCGTTTACAATATCCACATGGCGTTATGGCCGCAATCGGACGGGCCAAAAATGCCGTGGGCAAATCTCAGGGCGGCCCTAAAATTCCAATGCTTCCGAGGGTATATCCTCTTTGCCTGCCATGGCGTCGATCAGGGCGTTTACCCTTGCCTTCTCCTGAGCGGTCATAATTCGGGGCGGCTTAATCAATCTTTGACTAGTATCTCCATGGCGCTCGTCGTAGCTAGTGTCATACCAAACGGGCCACTGAGCAGGCACCATATACGGCTTGCCTTCCAGAAGCCTGCGATACAACCCGTCGGCCTTACTCGGGCGGCCCTTCTTCATGTAGTAATGCCACCAAGACACTGCCTCCGGCCCATCGGAAACCATGAAACCTATGGCATCCGAGTTCATGCCTTGCAGCTTCAGCATATAGGTTAGTTCCTCAACGTCCTCGATTGGCATCGGGTGGCGTGGTTTAAACTGCTGTGTTTGCACGTTGCTCTCTCCAGAATTGTTCGACTCTTGCTCTGCGTTCCTCGTCGGTCATCTCGGCGAGGGGTTTCCATGGTGTCCCATCAGGGAACAATTTCACTGGTGCGGCGGTGGGGGAACTCCCCACGGGGGGCACATCCTCCCATCTCCTTTGGTTCAACCAAGTGGCTGGGTGAGGGATATAGTTAATATCCTCTGAGAACTTATGGCTCCCGAGGGAAGCTATGATGACGCTTGCTTCCGTGCTCTGCACCGCTTTGACCCACGCTTTCTCTGCGGCTCCTTTGCCTACCTTCCTTGGATAACCAAGCCAAAACTTATCAAACAAATCAGACTTACTATCCTTCGACCGAACTTGTTTCGGTTGATGAATAATCTTTTCTCTTTCTTCTTCTACTTCTTCTTCTCTTTCTTCTTCTGGGCTAGCATCTTGATAGCCTTTTGCTAGCACGTTGCTATCATCACAAATAATCCAATGTTTACAGAGTCTTAGAAACTTCTCTGTTTCTTTCAAGGTAATCCTCAATCGGAAAGCCAAGGCCTTGTTATCAGGCAAAATACCGTTGCCTTCAGCAGCGATCAGCCAACATGAGATCAAGAACTTCGCTGCCTCGGCTGGCAATTCAAACCACTCAACATCGTTTAATAAATCACGATAGAGTTTGATCCACGGTGGCGCGGCGCGACCCGTTTTATAGTGTTGGAACTCGTCCCAATTTCTTATCTTGTGGGGCATGGTGGCACTCCTATTGAAGCGGAGGCCGTCGAAGACTATAAAGTCTCACGACCTACGCCGTGAACGTAGGTTAGAGGCGGCTACTGTTTTGCGGATTGCGGTAGTCGCCTCATCTTTTTTTAATCTAGTTTGAACCCGTTAGCAATCTTCTCTTCCATCCTACGGTAGCCATGAAGGACCGAGGTGTGGTCCTTGTTGAGCATCCGGCCAACTTGCATCAGGCTCAGACCAAGTTCTCGTCT